CACCCATCATAGTAATATCGTGCGTATGCGGAGGTTCCCCAGCACTTAGCACGGCACCGTTGAGGATGCGGTGTGCATGATTAGACATATGAGAGGCATAAGTAGTCACCCCATTATCGCTTGCATCTAATTCAACAGTATGATAATGACCACCAACTACACTGGTAATACCAGCAGTAACTTCGTTCATCATCTTTTGTTCATCGTGAGATACATCAGCATCTATTGATGTAACAAATTCTTTATAATCTTGGTCATTATCAAAACTTTTACGTATTGAAAATAGTGAGTCTTGATTACATGGAACACTAACTACAGATATTTCTAAAAGTTCTACATCTGTAATAGTCATAGAGTCGTCTTCTCTATTGTATTTTCCATCTTTAACTCTAAAACCTACTGAGAAACTTTTTAAAGCTCCATCTTTAATTAAAGTCTGTACTCCGTGAAGTTTTTCAGCTGCTTCACTTACAGAACCTTCAACAAATATACCTTTTTTATCAACTTGAATTTTATCAATACGACCAATAGGTGTATCATGTTTATGTTGATAAAGCATTACAGGATTTCTTCTAAAATTCTCTACACCTTTAGCCCACGCCTCAGCAGTGACAACATCACCAGAACGATCTTTAGCAGTGGTATTAGCATATCCAGCAATTTTAAGAGATTTTGATCCTTTTTTTAAGGCTTTTGTTTCGAAGGAACTGTTTAGATATAATGTTTTATTCGTCATTTGTTTCTTCCTCGACTGTAGAATCCCCTTCAACAGGTCTTCCACCTTGTGTAGCGTCTGTTGCACTACCTGTTATATTTTGTGGTACTCTTATAGTATCATTATCTTCTAATTTTGGAAATTTTAATCCTTCACGAGCCTCATTTGGGGTTATTATTCCTGTATTAACCAGAGTAGAATAATAAATAGCTTGTGTTCTATTGTCTGGTTGTAAAGCAGGAACTACTAATCTATTAGGACGAATAGTAACACCATTATTAAAGAAATGTGAAAAGGCACTCCCAAACTGATTTAACATAGGAAGTATAGTTTGTAAATAAAATAATTTTTGATTAGCATCTATATTAGCATTATTTCCAGACTTTAAAAGCACATAAGGTACGCCTAAAGCTTTAGCCATATCCATTTGTATACGTTCTATAGAATTTTCAAAGTCTAGTTTATCAAAACTTACAGCAGAAAAGGGATCAATCTTAAGTCCCCCATCTAAAATAGCTGGATTACGTGCACCATCAAAAATAGTATTATAAGTAGAGCGCCAAGATTCAAGTAATCTTTGTTTTACTCTTTGTGATAGTATATTATCTGTAGATAATACAAAACCGGGAAGAGCATTATTTTTAAAAAACTGTCTTTGAAACTTTATCATATAATAATAAAGTTCCATTAGCTTAAGTAAAGACTTAAGTTTAGAAGTGCCTCTAAAAATAGATTCATCATTCTCAGCCATTACATGTATAATCTCTTCAGGAGCAAACTGAATAGTATCTGCTTTTCTAGTTTGTTTTCTACCACTAAAAAAATTATCAGATGCTTGTTGATTAGCTATCAAATAATTATAGTGATTTACAAAAGTAACAGGATCAGGCACTACTTCTACATCATTAGCAGGAAGTATATAAATATCATTACCATCATAGTAAAAGAAAGCATTACCATCTAACATAAAGTCTAAAAAAGCTCTTCTAAAAAATCTTACTCTATCTTCAAAAGGGTTAGGTTTTATATTAAGTAGTTTATTTACTTTTTTAGCAGGAGACTGTCCTTCAACTATAAATGGTATTTCAGTACAAGAGTTTATGATCATTTCAACAGAGCGATGAATAACTTCAATCTCTCTATAGGCTTGTTCAAAATCTACAATTGTCTCTGGAGAAGCATAAGGCGATAAAGCAGCAATAGATGGCTGTGCTGGATTAAGCTTTTCAGCAATCCATTCTCTAAATCCCATTTTATTATCTGCCATTTTTCGTCCTTTGTATATCTAACCAATTTTTAATTTTAGGCGCTAAATGATTAGAATAGGTCTGCCCGTATATACTATGTAACTGTTTGTGATGATTAGAACATAATGTAAATAAATTTTTATGACTCAAATCATCTTCACACTCTTTTGCGAAAATAACTCTTAATTCTTTAATTTTTTCAACACTAGTTACATCTTTTATGCTGTTCTTATCACACCACTTACCAAACAACTCACTTACACTATATAAATGATGTAACTCTAATTTAGTTTTACTACCACAGATATAACAATCTTCTCTAGTTTTATAATCTTTTTTAATATAGTCTCTTATATACTTAATAGGAAATCTTTTTAAACTGCTCAACTACCTGCCACCTCATATTATAATGTTCTATATTAGTATTCAATCCTACATCATCTTCTGGTAAGTTTAACACTTTCCCACCAACTGTGTCAAGATATTTTAAATTTAAATACTTTTTAAGTAAATAAGATACGATTATATCATCTCCTCGTTTGGGATAACCTATTTTTTCTATATCTTTTTGTATCAAATCTAATGCTGATTGTTTTACTAAATTAACTGCTCCTACTAAAAAATCTACTTTAGAATCTTTATTCCAGTGATCTTTTAATTCCTCATAAGAATTAGCGGTAGCTACTCCAGATTTTCCGTATACTCCCACTATTGGTGATCGTTTACTATACATTTTTTTAAGTAAAGAAGGATGGGGCAATAAATCATCATCTATAATAAATTTATAAGGTTCATCATAATCATAACATCTTACCCATCTTTCCATACACATCCAATTTTTTTCATTATTTATAACATCAATTCCATTACCTAAATAAGGAAAAGGTTCTTCAGGATTGTTATTTACTACACTTATAGGAAGTAATTTAGTATATGTATTAATAATTTTATATACATTATCGGGTCTTTTATAGTTTAAAACTATTAATCGTACATTAGCCATAAATAGATACACCACTCATTTTAGAATGAGTATATATAGCATATCTGACGGAGTCACTAGGGTGAGAAGTCCAATCATGAATAGGTTTAGGATTTTCAGTATTAGGATTCCATCTATAAGAACTCATAGCAGAATAAGTATGTTTCCCTCCCATAGTATCAAAATACAGATTATCATTTTCTATTAATGATTGTAAACAAGCTATACCATCATTAACAGACTTAATAGCATTTTCACAATATATGTCATAGTCATATGCAAAATCAGCTTTTACTTGTTGTGCTGCAGAATCTATATAAATAGTTTCTATATTCCACCGATCTATTTGTTCTTGTATTGCACCAGCTAATTCAGAGGTAGTAGATTCTTTAGATATATATTCATCAAGAATATAGTAAGATGTACCATCATAGCCTATAACAACAAATACATTCTCATCTCGATACCCAACATCGAGTCCTGCAATAATTTCTGAATATCTGTTTTCTGCATAATCATCAATATGTTTTGTTTCATCTAAATATTCATATATCTGTGCTTCCGTGGTAGTCCACTCACATTCATATTCTTGTGCAAATAGTGCTCTTGTAGAAGTTCTTTTAGCTTCCATAACATCTTTTTCAGATAGTAAAGGATTAGCTCTCCAAGTGTGTATAGAAGATCCCCATTCGTCATATTCATCATCTTTACCTCTCATAAAGTATTCGTATAAATAGTTACCTTTACCACGAGGAGTAGAAATCCATAAACATCTAGAATCTTTAAATGTAGATAGTGCAGGACGTAAATCACGAGTAAAATACTCATCATGAGGTATAATTGCGGCTTCATCTACAATTAGTAGATTAGCAGCACGACCAACTAGAGAATCTCTATTATTAGCTGAAAGTAATCTAAATATAGAGCCATTTATTAGTTTAACTACCTTATCTTTTTGATTAAATTTATCAACTTCTATTTCTAAATTTTTAATTAGGTCAGTAACATAGTCCCAAATAATAGAAGATAGAGAGAAATTGGGAGCAACAACCATTACCTGCTGACCTGGTTCTAATAATTTTGCAAAAGCAATAATAGCAGCTGAATATGATTTACCAGTACGACGAGCAGCTACATGTACGAAAAATCTATTTTCTTCTAAACCTGCTAACATAGCTTTTTGAGATTCGTTAAAAACTACAGATTGAGGAAGCCTACTACATAACTTATCTACATTAATCTTAAAAAATTTTGTGTTCATTTAGGTAACATATTATATAATACAGAAAAAAGAGTTACTAATCCTGCTACAACACCACCTGCCCATAGCAAAGTGTGAAGAGAGGTTTTACCTTTAGTTGCAAGTTCTTGTACATCATTCAGCTTTAAATGAATAACTCTTAGTTCTTTAGATATAGCATCCATATTTTCCATTATAATTTTATGCCTTACTTCACAAACAGCTTCATGCGAAGAAATATTCGCTTTGTTATTCTGAGAACGTTCGTGTAAAATATCTAATTCTGCTTGCACTTGATCTAACTCTCTTATGTTGTCCGGCATAACTACTCCACATTATACTTTTTACTCTACATATTTTATGTCACTAGCATACCATGTAGTAATAGTATATCTTTTTGAATTTCTAACTTCTTTTACCCCATGAAAATAATCATCTGTAGAGGGAAAAATAACCTGTGAACCCATTTCAGGTTTTATTGCTATGTCCCACTGAGGAAAATAAATTTCTCCTCCTTCATAATCATCGTTTATATAAAAAATACCAGAGTAAGTTCTATAAGTATCAGTATAGCTACTCCAAAATTTTTGATTAGACTTATTATTATCAGCAGTTGGAGAGAAATCTGAATGGCAGTCCATATCTTCACCTACCTCCCATCTTACTAATTGTGTATTCTCTGGATAACTATACTCTCCATAATAATCTAAAACTGATTTTTGTCCACTAAATCTTACGGTATTTAATGCGTGCTCAACTTGTGCAAAGGGGTCGCCCATTTTTTTATGTAGAGAATTATACCATATAGTTTTTTCTCCTTCTTTAAAAGCTATAGGATCTGTATCAATAAAATTATGTAACTTAATACAAGTATCCCTATTAAGAACGCCTTTAATTTCTATAGGTGGTTTATTCTGCATAATATTCTTGTCCTGCATACCATATTGCTATACTATATCTATTTATATTTTTAACTTCTTTCACACCATGTACATATTCATCGTTTGAGGGAAAAATAACTAAGGAACCTGCTTTAGGTTTTATCTCAATATCCCAATTAGGAAAATATATCTCTCCACCATCGTAATCATCGTTTATATAAAATATAGCAGAATAAGTTCTATATTTAGTAGGATGATCTATTCCTTTTTTCTCTTCTAACCCGTTACCTTCTGTCCAAGAATTATCTGAGTGTACACTCATACTATCACCAGGCAACCATTTTACTAATTCTGTATTTTCTGGATAACTATATTCTTCATAGTAGTCTAAAATTGATTTTTGAGCAATAAATCTTGATACATTTAAAACTCTCTCTAGTTGTCCAAAAGGATCCGGCATAGTTCTATGCAGATTCTTTAATGGAATTGTTTTATCTTTAAACATACCTATAACTTGGTTGTCATTAATAAAAGCAGCTGGATTAGAATCAGCAAAATTATACAACCAAGTGCAAGTGTCTATATTTAAAGCATCTACAATTTCTACAGGAGGCTTAGACATGGTAACTCCTATTGTAAATTAGCTGGATGTGCCATACCAGGTATATTACCAGATACAACAGGTGGATTGTCGGCATCATCATTAGCTTTAGCATGTGCTTCATGCATTTGCTTAATAAACTCTGCACGATCTGCACCAAAGTAAAACTCAGCAGTAATAGGAACCTCAATCCTAGAGCCATCTTCTCTCATAAAGTAACGTGACTGACCTGACGACATCAAATCATCTTCAACCACTTTAGTAATAGTTTTTTTAAACGTCTGGCCTTGCAACCTATATTGAACTTTAAACGATAACATTTTCCCCTCCGTTAACAGTTATGTTTTAATTATATAGTTAACAACACTACTTGGCAAGGTTGTTGTTAAAGCAGGGATACTTAGTGCAGGCACAGTAAGTCCTGGGACCGTTAAACCAGGAACTGATAGTCCGGGAACAGTAAGTGCGGGCACAGTAAGTCCTGGGACTGATAAGCCAGGAACTGCAAGTCCTGGAACAGTATGTGTATGACCTGCAACAGAAAGTGAAGGAATACTTAATCCAGGAACTGTTAGTGCTGGAATAGTATGTGTGTGCGAAGCGTTAGTTACTGCAGTAGCTGCTGAAGCTTGTGACGAGTCTTTTGCTGAAGTAGCAAAAGTAGCTGTTGTAACACTAAGAGAGTTAGTAGTAGCACCTGTAGTAGCATCATCATTTGTATTGCCAGTCCCTGTCGTTCCTGTTCCTGTTGTAGAAGTGCTAGACCCAGAAGTACCAGTTCCTGTGGTACCTGTGCCGGTAGTGCCGGTTCCTGAGGTTCCTGTACCTGTATTTCCTGTTCCAGTTGTGCCTGTTCCGGTTGTTCCTGTTCCAGAAGTGCCGGTTCCTGTATTAGAAGTTGCATTAGTAATTACACTAGAAGCAGCGGCAGAAGCTGTCTCAGTTCCTAAAGTACTATTATTAGAACCTTTACCCAAGGGAACTCTGTCCCTTAAATCAGGAAGACCAAATGTAGAAGACCCATCACCTGTGCCATATGCAGTTCCGATTACTGCAAATAGTCTTGCGTAAGTAGATCTACTTACGTTAGACCCATCACACAACAAAAATGCAGCTGTTGGTGCAGAAGCGCCTCCAAAAGGTAGAATAGCCCCAGAGGGTAAAATTTCAAAACCCCCTGCGGTAGATCCGTCATGAACTCTTAGACCTTCAGTCTGAGTATCATATGAGAGTTCGCCAGCAGCACCCGTAAACGAGTTATTCTGTGCGGTTGTACCTCTCCTAAGTTGTAGTGCTGTAGCCATTTATTGCTCCTTATTTGTACTCGCACAATCTAATGTGCCTATTTTGTCAAGGTTATAATAACCTTTTTATCATATTTATTATTTAACGTCAATATATTTTATTTATTAGAGTGCTCCAAGATCGGTGCTTAGTAATTGTCCTGTAGGATCTAAACAATCATACTGAGGAGTATTATTAATACCAAAAGCATCCTTACCACTTGTTAAATCTCCCATGTCAGTACTTTCCTTACCAGGCACTTCATTAATAGAAGAATTAAAAAATCCTATACCTGCTATAATACCTGTTAAAGCACTACCATCTCCTGTAAAAGTTGTTGCAGCAACTTCTCCTCCTACATGTACATTACCTGTAGAAGTACCATTACCTATTGTGACAGTAGCATTAGCTGTTATTTCAAATTTATTTGTGACGTCCATATTTAGGCCGCCTAAGTATGAATGAACTTTTGTAGTCATTATAATTTTTCCTTACTGCCCGTTTAGAAGGCTCCTAAATCTGTACTAACAATAGAACCATTAGGGTCCATTAAATCATATGCTGGATGGATCCTTTGACCAAAAGCATCACCAGTATTAGTAACGTCTCCTAAATCAGTGTCTATTTTACCAGGAGGATCTATAATAGTAGTATTAACACTATAACCCATACCTCCACCACTAGCATCTTCCCAAGAAATATCAGTACCGTCAGAAGTTAAAACTTTATCTGCGCCTCCAGCAGCTAATCTTGCAGTTGCTCCTGAAGCATTACCATAAATTATAGAACCTCTAGTAATAGTATTAAGTTGATTAAGTTCTGTAGTAGTAGTGCTTGCTATGGCAACCTTACCAGAGCCGTCAGAGGCTAAAGCACGGGAAGTTGTTAGATTACCTGTAGTAATTGTAGAAACAGCTCCAGCAATGTTGGCAACTCTTCTCGCTTCTATAGCAGTAGCTTCTGTGACTCCAGCAGATAGCTGAGTCTGAATAGCAGAACTAACACCATCTAGATAACCAATTTCTGTAGAAGTTACATCAGATACCGCTACTTTGCCAGATCCATCTGATACAACAGCTCTTGAAGCCGTAAGGTCTGCATCATCAATAGTAGTAGCTGCGCCTGTTATAGTAGCCTGCTTAGAGTCAATTTGAGTTTGGATAGCACTAGTTACACCGTCAACATATCCTAACTCTGTAGCAGTTACGGCAGAAATAGCAATCTTACCTGAACCGTCTGATACTAAAGCCCTTGAAGCTGTTAAATTGTCTTTATAAACAGTAGATACAGCGCCCGAACGGTTATCTGTAATTGCAGTATTTAAATCT